ACGCTGCAGTCCTACACGCTGTCTCCTCAGACCCATGGAGCCCACCTCCTCGAGTGCTGGATCACGGCAACAGTCAACTCTACGCCTATCGAAACGGAGCATATCTTCAAGGACATCATCTGGTATGATGAGAGTTCCTCGCTTCCGGTGATCGGCTGCGCATACCGGTATGACCATTATGGCCAGGTATCCGCGAGGCAGTACGACACCACAAGGATCGCGTATGTTGTCTATGACCCGTCAACCTCGACCCCGGCTGTCACTCTTGCTGTGGACGGTGTGACAGTCAACCAGCTGACGCTCACAGAGGCGCTCAATACATGGGCATACAAGGCAGATGACGTGGCTGTGCATGTCCTTACCATCACCTGCAGAGGAACTTCTGTGGAGATCCGCGTGAACGTGCACGAGCTTGGATATGATGTCAGCCCGGTTACGGCCAACCTTGAGTTTGACTTCGATCCGATTGGGAGATCCAATACTGCAGCCAACAGGCTGTGGCATGACGAGAACCATCCGGAAGTCGAAATGACTGTCAGCAACAATTTTGACTGGCAGAACGGCGGTTATAAGATCGACAATGACGGCAATCAGTATTTCTGTGTAAAGGCTGGCAGCAGGGCTTATATCAGCTATGATCTTTTCGGGGCTGACCCTGTGCAGGCCGGCGCGGAGTTCAAGGTCATTTTCAAGACGGAGAACGTACGCGACAATACGACGACATTCCTCTCCTGTCTGCAGGAAGGCGATGCCAATAAGGTCGGCCTTGAGATGAAAGCCCATGCGGCGTACCTGAAGACGTCCACCGACGAACTGTACATGCCGTACAGCGAAGAGGATGTAATCGAGTACGAATACAATATCAACACGCTTGACCTCGAGAATGCCGAAGCGAAGTCCTATATCATGACCTATGAGGATGGCGTAGGAGCAAGGCCGCTGATCTATGACGCATCCCACCGTATTTACCAGTACGCGCCGGCTCCGATCACGATCGGCTCCGATGACTGCGATGTATGGATCTACCGCATGAAGGCGTACAGCTCCGCGCTGAGCGATACGGATATCCTGCGGAACTTTATCGCTGACTCAAGGGATTCGTCAACCATGATCGACCGATATGAGCGGAATCAGATCTACGATGAGAATAATCAGCTGACGCCTGAGAGCGTGGCCAACGCGTGCCCGGACCTGAGGGTGATCATGATCGACTGCCCTCATTTTACGAATGACAAGAAGGATTATGTCAGAAATACGAACGTCCGGTGCATCTACAGGAACGGCGATGCCGCCTATGACAACTGGACATGGAACAACGGCTATCATGCCGGCCAGGGCACCACGTCGAATGAATACGGCTTTGCGGGCCGTAACATCGACATCATCTTCGGGTTCGACGGTGTGCACCAGCGCGTCTCAAAGATCCCGCTCGATGCATCATACATCTCGGAGCTGGTACTTGGTGACGGCACAAGATATACAGACGGATCCGGGAAAGTCGGCCTGACAAGGCAGTCTGTCCCGAACGACTGGTTCAACATCAAGGTCAATATCGCATCTTCAGAGAACGCGAACAATGCGCTCCTGCAGAAGAGGTATAACGACTATATCCCTTACAAGACGCCAGGCCAGAAGAAGGACAGCAGGCGGAAAAACAGCATGGAGTTCCAGAACTGCGTAATCTTCGTTCGTGAAAATGATCCGGATGTGAGCACGCACCGTGAGTTCGAAGATACCAGCTGGCACTTCTACGGCATCGGCAATATCGGCGATTCGAAAAAGACGGATAACACCAGAGTGAACGATCCTACTGACCTCGCGGAATTCGTCGTTGAAGTATCCGACAACACGCTGCCGAACAGCTGGTTCCAGACGGGCGTCTACCTTGACGCCAATGACAACATCACCTATGATCCGGAGCTTGGCGTTTCGATGGTGTATCCCATCACCGCTGCCCAGTGGAATAATGCGAACAACCTGAAAAAGCAGTCGCTCTACGAAGCGTGGGATGATTCCTTCGAGTTCAGATACGACATGGGCACGAAGGACGGCGAGACCATCACCTCCGATGAAATTGAGGCACAGCAGGAGCTTTCAAAACAGGTTTGGCGTGACATGTATGAGTGGGTAATCACATCCACTGATGCAGAGTTCGTCAGCCAGTTCAATAACTGGTTCATTCGTGAGAGTCCGCTGTACTGGTACCTTTTCACTGAACGCTACACGATGATTGATAACCGGGCCAAGAACTCATTCTGGCACTGGGGCAAGACTTACATCACCGAGGCAGAGGCCGTGGAGATGGGAGACGATGCCCAGTACTACACGATCGACAATGCGGCGGCTGCCATCAATGGTGGCTATCGCTTCGATTTGTGGGACTATGACAACGACACCGCATTAGGCATCAACAACTCTGGCGAGCTGACCATGACCTACGGCCACGAGGATATCGACTATAAGACGGATGGAGATCCTTCCAGCGGATTTATCTACAATGCCGCACAGTCTGTTTTCTGGCGCCGTATCCGTGGTCTGATGCACTCTCAGCTGCAGGCGCTCTACCTGGACCGTGAATCCGCAGGCTGCTGGTCGGCTGAATCACTGATAAATCAGTGGGATGCATGGCAGGAGCAGTTCCCGGAGGAACTGTGGCGCCTTGATATCGAAAGGAAGTACCTCCGGACCTACCAGGCCGGCACGGTGCGTTTCCTCAATGAGATGATGAACGGCCGGAAGAAGTACCAGCGCCGCCAGTTCGAGCGCGACCAGGAGGCATACATCGGCACCAAGTATGTGGGCACAACGGTGCGCGCCGATCAGATCATGTTCCGCTGCAATACACCTTCCAGTGCTGCCGTTGCTCCGGACTACACGCTGAGACTGGTCCCTTATTCAGACATGTATCTTACGGTACTTTACGGCAACAGCCCGGCTCCTGTACAGGTAAGGGCGAAAGCCGGCACGGAATACACTTTGGAGACAGCCCTCACTGAAATGGATGATACGGCGATTCTGATTTACTGCGCGAGCAGAATCCAGGCCATCAACGACCTGAGCGCCTGTTATATCCACGACAATGATTTCTCGAAGGCAAGCAAGCTGAAGACGCTGATCATCGGCAACACGACAGCCGGTTATGCAAACCAGTTCCTTACGACGCTCAACATGGGCAATAACACCCTGTTGGAGACACTGGATATCCGGAATTGCCCGAACCTTACAGGATCCGTAAATCTCTCCGCATGCGAGAACCTCGTAAACCTGTATGCGGAAGGCACGGCGCTGACATCTGTCCTGTTCGCCACGAACGGCAAGATCGCACTGGCACACCTGCCGGCTACGATCAACAGCCTGACGTTCAAGAGTATCCAGTATCTTACAGACCTCATAGTTGCTTCATATGGCAACTTAGAGAGCTTCACCTGTGAGTATTCCAACCTCGATGCGCTCACGATCATACAGACGGCTATAGAGACCCTGCAGATCGTCCGCGTGCTTGGCATTGACTGGACACTTGCTACGACAGACCTTCTGAACACTATCCTGAGAAAGAGCAGCACGCTCCTTTCTGGCTCCGTGTATATTTCAGGTCCGATAAGACTGAAAGAACTTGAGAATTATGAAGCGGCATGGCCTGATCTGGAAGTTACCTATGACGCGGGCCAGCTTGTCACACAGTATGTCGCCACATTCGTAGATTGGGACGGCACTGTACTCTGCGAGCAGTATGTAGACAGAGGCTCCGCTCCTGTGGATCCTATTGCGAACGGCGATATCTCGACTCCGACAAGGGCAAGCGATGCACAGTATTCCTACACATTTTCGGGATGGGATGACATAGAGAGTGCTATGCTCACCGGAAGAACGATAACAGCAGAGTACACCGGATCAATCAGGACATATACAGTCAACTGGTATTCAAGGGCTGGTATCCTGCTTGATACAGCGCAGGCTGAATATGGTGCCAGTGTCGAGTACAGCGGAGACAGACCAACAAGGGAAGATGAGGAAGGTACGTATGTATTCAATGTCTTCCGCGGATGGGACAAGTCGACGTCGTTCATCGTAGGGGACACGAATGTTTATGCATTGTGGCGGAGGAGTGCGCTGCCTTCGGTCGGCACGGAGCTTAATACGATGGATTCCGCGGAGATCTATGGTGTATGCAAATCCGGAATGGCCAATACGTATTTCGAGGATAAGGATTACTTCGATCTGACGCTCGGCAACGACTTCGAGTTCAGCAACGTAGAATCACGGGTGATCTGCCAGAACAGGTTCTTCGATGGTTCAACGGCAGTGGATACAGATATACAGCTCTTCAATGCGGCTGCTCCTTCGTTCACGCTCGCGATCGATTATGAATTCCTCTCTTCGAACAGTGCGAATGCGTCTCTTGTCTCCTGCTACGATGAAGCTGGGAACGAGGGCTTCAGACTTAGGTACAGCTCTCATCCGTATATCCAGTGGGGCGACAAGGAACGGCAGGTAGGACATTCGGATAAAAGGAACCTTGTCGTACTTCGGCATGCGAAGGGATCCGATATCTTATATATCTACGCATTTAACAGCGAAGAGAACACAGTTTCCATGTCTGGCACGAATGCCATCCTTACGAGGGCCAGAAGCACCTCAACAAATGCGGTGCTTACGCTTGGCGCTATCCGGTTCCAGGGAGATGGCGGACACGACTACTACGCAACAGGCTGGATACACTGGGCGAAGATATGGTTCCAGGATCTTGGAGCGGCGCATGCAATCAAGCTCGCGGCCTGGCCTCATGAAACGCTCCGGATGGAATATTGCGGAGCAGGCCGGTACAGATATGCGGGCACATCTTCATCCAGAGTGGGCGGGAGCTTCCTCGCAGGTAACGCATCCTATTATCTTAGGAGATGGAATCCGTCATCTACAAATGTCGGTGGATGGAATGGCTCTGAGATTCGATCTTTAATGTCTTCTCGTTTGTACGCGGCGCTTCCTGAGGAATGGAAATCGATTATCACAAAAGTCAAGATTCTTGCTTCCGCAGGTAACCGGTCTACTGAAATCCTTACGTCGGAAGATTACATCTACCTTGCGTCTGAACGCGAGGTAGGGGGTTCGACAAGCACACCGTATGTGAATGAAGGCGAAGCGATCAGTTACCTGACATCCAATGAATCAAGACTGCGGTTCGCTGGACTTACTATCCCTGCGGATGCGCAGGTCATAAGAGAAAGCTCGGATCCGACAACGCTTACAACTTATACGGTCAGATCCGGGGATATCTGGATACACACTGGGAATTCCAGCAATGGTTTTATCTACATACCATCAGCTGATGCAGCAAAACACACACACTTTGGCGGCAGAAAGGCATCTGACAGCAATAACATACCGGCTGGTGACGGAGGTTTGTGGGTCCGCGCGTACTACTGGTGGCTGCGTTCGGCCTCGGTTGGTTACACCAGTTACGCGCGCTTTGTCTACCCGAACGGCGACTTGTACAACGACAGCGCGTACTATGCGTATGCGCTCGTCCCCGGCTTCTCAATCGGATAACCCCTTAACACCGAAGAGGCGGGTACTGCCCGCCTCGAAGGTGAACCAATGGAGCAGATCATGACAATTATCAAGAATGACAGAAGAGTTTGGTGGTTATAGGATCACCAAGAAATACTTTCACGATCATCCGGAAGTCAAACGGAAAAGGAAGGTGTTCAGATGATGTATTTTAAACTCATCAAGGATGGCATGATTTTCGCCGTTGCATCGACGTATGATCTGCGCCGATATCAGGCAAAGCATGGCATCATTATCAGCTGTGATATGTCTCACGCACAGTACATACAGGTTGGCGAGGACTTATACAGGGACAGCTGGATGGTCCCTGTGACGGGAGATAAGCCGTTTCAGCGGGCAACGATTGTTGAAATCGATCAGGCTGAATATGACGAGCTCTCGGAAGAACTCGCGATAAATACAGAGATTGTTGTTCCTGAACCTGAACCGGATCCGGTCGCACCGGATGAGCCCGATGAACCGGTCGAAGAGGAAGCGAAGGAACCGTCCACAATGGCGCAGCAGCTCCAGAAACAGATCAACGAACTTCAGAACCAGATTGCACTGGCAGCGAGGTATGCAAAAGTATGAGAGATTTTATAGAGAACATTATCAACGGTGGCGAATATAATCTTGAAGAACTCGATGTCAAGATCAAACGCCTTTATGTCATGGGCGACCTGACAGAAACGGACATGGAGGAGCTCCTTGTCCTTGCAGCTGAAAAGGCGAACAATGCTGCCCAGATCGATATCTTTGCGAAACTGGTCGACCTGGAACACCGCATCGTTGCGCTCGAAACGGATGGCTATGCAACATGGTCTGCCGGCTACGTCACAAAGAAGGGAGAAATCGTAAAGATTGACCTCAATAATGACGGGGAGCTCGACTTCGCTATGTACGATGGCGGGCGCAGTGAGACATCGCTCAGCGTCGGAAAGATCAATGGCTGGTATAAAGTCACATCGACCGGCACAAAAACGGACATCATTACCCGGAACTCTGATGGCACGTATACACTTACTCCGTACACGGAGGAGGCGTAAGCAGACAGCGAGGCACCTATGAAACTGGAAGAACGGAAAATGTCAGAACTTTTTGCCATGCAGATGGAGATGATAGAAAAACAGTCGGAGATCATAACGACACAGGCCGCAGTCATACAGCGGCAGTCAGAACTGATTGTTCTCCTGCAGAATGACAGGGAGTCCGATAACGAGGATTGAGGAGCTGAAAGGCTCCTTTTTTAGCAGGATATTTAAGGAGGACATAAAGTCGTGGATTTATCAGCATTGAGTTATTCGCATATTTACTGGATCTTTTTATTGCCCCTTATTGGTGCTGGCGCCGATATCGTGACCGGCTGGATCCAGGCGACCATCAACGGGACATGGGACAGCACGAAGATGCGTAAGGGCCTTTACCGTAAGGGCGGGGAGCTACTCACGGTGATCATCGGCTTCGTCGCGGAGGCAGCGGTCCCTGTCGTGGCCGATTACAGACTGGCCACGTGGATCAGTTTTTATATTGTCGTCATGGAGGCCGTGTCGGTCCTAGAGAATTTGAATCAGGCCGGCGTCGCTTTCCCGAAGCGAATCCTGAAGAAGCTGGGGAAGGTCAAGGACGAATTAGATGGAGATGAAGAAGATGACGGAAAATGAATTCGTTCAGAAGATGGTCCCGCTCGCCCAGAACGCGGCGAGCCGGTTCGGGTATCTGGCCAGCGTCCTCGTTGGCCAGTCCATCATTGAGACAGGATACGGTCAGACCGACCTTGCGCAGGAAGGCAGATACAACGTCCTCGGGATGAAGAAGGAGCTGCTTAACTCCACATGGACGAGCGATTACTGGCATGGCGGGACGCACACGAAGGTCACGCCGGAATGGACACCGGATGGCGAGGAGATCCACATCACGGACGTCTTCCGGACCTACGACAGCTATCAGGACTGCTTCTTCGACTACTGCCAGTTTATGAGAGACGCGAAACGGGAGGTCGGCGTTTATAAGTACCGGGACGTGCTCGGCATCAAGGATCCTGCGGAGCTGATCAGACAGGTCAGGATCCGCGGGTACTGCACCAATCCGGAATATGACCGGTACGTCATGAGCCTGATCGATAAATGGGATCTCACGAAGATCGATCTTGAGGAGGGAGGTGTGTACCTTGTCGTTACGTGACAGACTGGCGGCGCTGGGCGTGGAGCTCCACGATATCATCTCGGGGAATCTTTCCCAGGTCCCGCAGCACAATGCGAACTCACATGAATACTTTGCTGTACACTATCTCGGCGTGAACGGAGAGAACCCGTACTTGTACGGCGGCGGTTACGGCGGGCATTTTTATGTATCGAAGGACGGCACCGTCTATCAGGCGGCGGAAGTGACGGATAAGCTCTGGCACGTCGGAGCATCCAGCGGCTTTTCGTACATCCATCCTGACGCCAGGAACGGAAACACGATCGGCGTCGAATGCGCGACGTATACGGCTTCCGGAAGGAATGACGACTCCGAAACATGGTACTTCACGGAGGCTACGCAGGAAGCAGCGGCGAAGCTTGCGGCTTGCGTCTGCATGGAGTACGGGATACCGCTCGACCATGTGCTGAGACATGGAGACATCACGACCAAGAACTGCCCGTCCCCGCTCAAGAGAGATCAGGGACTCGGCAGTAATTGGACGTGGGCGCAGTTCAAGGAGCGCGTGCAGTACTACATGACAGGAGGCGCGGCCGTTCCGGACGACTTCGCCGGTGTCCTGCTGAAGGTAGGTGATTGATATGATCACTCAGATGCAGCTCGATGCAGCGGTGCGTGAAGCTTACGATCACGCTCACGCCTGCTGCCACTACGCGCCCACTGACAGGAGTTTTCCGGTCGGAGAGGACGGCAAGATGGATTGTACCGGCTTGATGCTCCGGGCGCTCTGGTGGCTGGGGCTGGTCAATGAGCCGCTGAACTGCGACCAGATCAACGCTCGTATGGGGCAGCTTGGATTCGTCAAGACAGAGGACATTGAAGATGTTTACAGATACCATTGTTTCGTTCAGTGGGTACAGCCTCAGTGGGTCGGCTCGGAGCACGTACACCACACGTATTATTCATTGGGCGGGGATGGAAAGACCATTTCAAAATACGATACAGGCGCAGAATGGAGACTGAGAGCGGTACAGCCTTTTGAAGGTGTATCCGTCAATGAATGGGGTGACGGCCTTGTATTCAAATGCGCTTATAAACTCGTAGAACCGCCAGAGAACGGCATATATTTGAGAGTAGGAGGATGACGATATGGCATCAACATATAAACTGGATACCGTAGGACGTGGAGATAAGAACAACTGCGTACTGCTCCTGCAGGAGATTCTGAAGGCACGCGGCCTGTATAAGGGCGGGCTTGATCGGAATTTCGGGCCGGCCACGGAGAAGGCAGTCATTGACTACCAGACCGCACGGATTGAGGCGGGCGCGAAGCTCGGCAAGGCAGACGGCATTGTCGGGCCGAAGACGTGGGAAGATCTGCTCGGGCTGGCGAAGGTCTGAGCAAGTTACCGGCAAGTTAGCATGACAACGGGGAGGGCTTTTCGCTCTCCCCTTCTTTTTTGTGTGCGGAATAAATGCGGAATCGCTGTTTAGCGCTCTTTATCACTCTTTATCACTTATATATAAGAAGAAACCCCGATACTATCACGTATTTACACTTATTAGCAGAACGTAGGACAGCCCTACCGGCTATCTAACCTCGAAGCCCGGAAGACTAGGAAAATACTGGTCTTTCGGGTCTTTTTTATGGGTTCGAGTCGGGTGCTGTGCGGAATTTGTGCGGAAAGTTAGAGAATCTGGACGAGATCGAGACGGCGGTTGTCTGCCTCTCTGACCTTATTGGTCACGTGCATATAAATCTGTTTAGTGATGGAGCTGTCCGCATGTCCAAGCTGTCTGCTGATGGTCTCGATCGGGACACCGGCCTCTGCCATGAGGGATGTGTATGTGTGGCGGAGCGAATGAACGGGCAGCGGTGAGCCATGGATCTTCGTTACATGTTCGCGGAAATACTTCGAATATGCCTCGTAGTGCATCGGGCCTCCGTCTCTCCATGGAAAGAGCAGAGCAGACCGCACTCCGTAAGCAAGGCAGATTTGTTTCTGGCGGAGCAGGATGGATTTTACCAGTGCGAGCAGTTCCGGGCGCATGTGGATGACACGTTCGGACATCTCCGTCTTCGTGGATTGTACTTTTCGGGTGGTGAGACTGTATGTTTTGTCGATTGTGACGCTCTGTGCGCCGATATCAACGTCTTTCGTGGTTAATGCGAGTGCTTCACCGATTCTGCATCCGGAAAGCACCAGAAAGCGCGTGAGGAGCTGATATTCGGTATAATCGCTCATGCTGTCGATTACGGCATGGAGTTCGTCCGATTCCAGGTATTTGCCGACGACCTTCTGCCGGGCGGACTTTTCCGGATAGCGTTCGAGACGATCGGGGACGGTCAGGTCCGGAACGTAGCCCTGACGATAAGCCCACCGGAATAACATCTTGATGTGCTTGATTTTGACGTTTTTCCACGTGTTATCCTTCTTCGTGCGGTCGAGTGCTTCACGGATGACCGGCGCTGTGATTCTGGAAATCAGCACGTCGGAACCAATGAGACGGCAGACGCCACGCAAGACTATCTCGTCCTGCTTCGCGGTCGATTCTTTCCGCATGGAATACTGATAGTTGATGAACTTGTCTACGAGTTCCGAGAGCCGCATGGATTCCGGGCAGGTATTACATGTTTTTGCCCGTATCTTCTCCTGTAAGGCGATTGACGCTTCTTTTCGGGTCTGCGGGGTGTTCTTATCGAGGACAATGGAAACTTCTCTCTTTTTGCCTGTGAGGGGGTCAGGGTAACACTCAGCAAAGCGCCATTTTCCTTTATGTTCTCTTATGTACATGGCAATCCTCCTGTGATATAATCAGCTTAATTAAATATTACACTCATCTGAGATTAGAGGGCATGTCTCACGGCAGGGGCATGTCCTCTTTTTTGTGCGCTCTTATCTCAATCATACCTGTCGGTAAATCTGATTCAAAGTCTCCGTTCTCAATGTGGTCTAATTCATGCCGATACGCTCTCATTCTGGCGGCTTGATTCAGACATTCATTGACCACGATTGTGTAAAAATCGTCCTTGTACACGACAAAGGACTGTATCTTGCCCGGAAGAGGCAGGATGCGGATGTTAATCTGATAATTTTTTAATGAGTTCTGCGACATATTCAATATTCTCCGGTTTTACATCTGCTGACGCTTTGAAAAGTACACTGTAATTTGGGTTGGTGCGGAGCCGATCGGTGACTATCTGGACGGTCTCATCGTCGTAGTACTGCGGTTCGTGCTCCACGCTTCCCATTAAATCGCCGGGCGTTATCTCCAATGCTTTCGCTATCTGGATTATCTTTGATTGACTGAGGTCTACCGTTCCGCTCTCAATCTTCGCAACGCTTGAGCGGTCTGTATACCCTATCTTCTCTGCGAGTTCCTGTTGTGTCATTTTCAGGGCTTTTCTTCTTTCCTTAATGTTTATGTATAGCTTATCCATGATGCTCCTCCTTCACTCTCCCCATCTTCAATATATCCTATCTGTGAAACAAATTCAACAAAATCTCAAAACGTGCTTGACATTCACGTTTATTTCATTTATAGTATTGTTTGTGTGAAGGAGATTCACACATGACAAACAAGAAAGGAGGCAAGCATGACAAACTTCGAACTTTTGGAAGAAATTATGTCGAAGTCAGGCGCAACGATCGATGCAGTCGCGAAGGCGGCGCACTTCTCTCGCGAAACCTACTACAACAGGAAGAAAGGCATCGGAGAGTTCACAGCCAGTGAGATTGCCAGAATCACGAACTGCCTGAGACTGACAACAGAAGAACGCGACGCTATTTTTTTGAGCGGAAACGTGAATTAAATTCACATAGGAGGGTAATACATGAAACAATTTCTAAACACTGCGGAGACCATGACCGAATTCGGCATCTCCGAAGCATCTGCCCGGTCTCTCGTCCGTGGCGTGAGGGACAACATCCCCGAAAGATACCACGAGTCGGACATCGTAGGGCATTACAAGTGCTCAGTCAGAGCCGTGGCACTCATGGACTTCGCCAGATACGGCAACGACCTCGACAACGCTCCGGCCTATAAACCGCTCGAACTCGAACGGGAACTCGGCATCGGTGACGCTCAGTTCGTCAACGTGCACGACCTGGCTGTGGAGCTGTTCCGGGTGATGGTCGGGAATATCGGGAGGATAACGGTATGAGGACGATAAGCATCTATTCCAGACCATATATCAACGTGGAGAGCGACGGCATCATTTACGCCTGCCAGATTTACGGCGAGGACAGCGATACACCATATTTTTCTTTGATGGTGCTCGGCACGAGCTGACCGACGAAGAAAAGGAGGCGCTGAAATGCCGTATGTAAAGAAGGAAAGCATTCCCTGTATTGATCGTCGACCGTGCAAGTACCGGGACGGAAGGGGCGTATGTTCTCTGTTGACGACTCCGTATCTCAAGAACGGTCGCTGCCCGTGGTGCAAGGCAGACGAGGAAAAGCCGACGAAGAAACCGGAATTATCTCCCGGGGAAATCGTAGACAGATACCTCAATCTGAAACCGACAGAGCGACACGCTCCGTCCTGCATCTTCTATCAGGGTGCAGACAGGCGGTTGTGCAGAGCAACGTCGAATACATCATGTAAAGGCTGTGCTTTTTACAGCGCAAACAAAGCCGCCCGGACTGAAGCTCTGGCGAAACTGCTGCTCGACTCAGAGGAAAAACAGAGACGGTTGGAACACAAAATAGTCGGCCTTGAATGGCTGCTGGAACAAAACGAGTATTTCGCCCGGATAGGACGGGCGGTAATCAAATGGAGGGGCAAGCATGATAGATAAAGAAGCGGTAATGTGCGAAGTACTCAGCCTCGTCCTGAGGGCGAACGGTGGCATCGAGTACAGGAACGGAAAAGGGCATCCGACCGGATTCTTCGACTATTCCGGTCATGTAAACACAATCTACGTTTCTATTTTCCCTGACGGATGGGTGAGCACTTACGACGAACCCGACAGACCGGAGCCGGACAGATTCGAATTCGATTTCCGGAACGATGAGGATTGGGAGGTTCTGGAGGGGCTTGAACGGCTCAGAAAATACGTCGATGCACTTGAAGAGAAGGAGGAACAGCATGATTAAAGCTATTCTCGTGCAGGGTGAGAACGACATAACGCTCGAATACGATTCGCTCGAAGCGGTCGAGGAACTGATTAAGGTAGTGGGTACCGGGAGCGAAATCAACGACCTGCTTGTAAGAATCCGGCTCGATATGCCGGGAGAAGGGAGGACAAAATGAGTACTCTTTACGAATTGACAGAAGCCTATCAGGAACTGCTCAGTATGGCACTCGACCCGGACACAGATCCGGAAGCCCTTGCCGATACCATGGAGGGACTTGAGGGCGAAATCGAGGCGAAGGCCGACGGATACGCCAAGGTTATGAAGGAGCTTCGGGCAGTTGCTGACGCTCGGAAGGCCGAAGCCAAGCGCCTCACGGACGGAGCAAAGTCCATCGAAGCAAACATCGACCGCATGAAATCAGCTCTTGCAGCTGCCATGCGGCTGACCGGAAAGACGAAATTCAAGACCACGCTCTTCTCTTACGGCATCCAGAAGAATCCGCCTGCACTGAAGATTGACAGACCGGAAGATGTTCCTGCCGAGTTCTTGATTCCGCAGGAGCCGAAAATCGACAGCGTGGCGATCAAGAAGGAACTGAAAGAGGGCGTCGTGTACGACTGGTGCCATCTGGAGCAGTCGGAGAGCCTGAGAATTAGGTGAGAAAGGAAGGTAATACATGGCAATTCCGGTTTTGATTATCGGAAAATCGGGAAGCGGAAAATCGACAAGCATGCAGAACTGCACGAATGATAATTGGAATTTAATCCGTGTGCTCAATAAGCCGCTTCCGTTCCGGGGAAAGATCAATGGATGGTACACAGACGATTATATGAAGGTCTGCAAGTGCCTTAGCAAGTCAGAGGCTCAGTCGATCGTTATCGATGACGCCGGCTACCTCATCACCAATCACTTCATGAGAGGGCATTCGAGCGTTGGCAAAGGGAATGAAATTTTTTCATTCTACAACACGATTGCAGATAATTTCTGGGGCCTCATTCAGTACATCACTGAGCGGGTAGGTCCGGAAAAGATCGTGTACGTCATGATGCACGAGGACAAAGACGACGCGGGAGAAGTCAAGCCAAAGACGGTCGGAAAGCTCCTCGACGAGAAAGTCTGCGTTGAGGGCATGTTCACGATCGTTCTCAGGTGTATCGAAGAAGGCGGACAGCACTATTTCGTTACGCAGTCCGCAAACGGCGCAGTCAGCAAGAGCCCGATCGGGATGTTTGATGATTTAACGATTGATAATGACCTCGCAAAGGTCGACGCAGCAATCCGCGAGTTCTATGAAATGGACGATAAAAACAAAGAAAATAAGGAGGCTGAAAATGGCAATTAATAAACCGAGCGAATACGACAACACACAGGCAGCAGGAGAATTTGAACCGATAGCGCTTGGAGGGCATCGCCTGATAATCAAGCAGGTTAATGAAGTCACTTCGAAAGACGGCGATCCGATGATCGTTATCCTGTTAGACACAGACAAGAACGACGTACAGCCGAATTACTTTTCTAAGCAGTTCGCGAACGACATCCGGCCCGATAAGAAATGGCCCGCTGCCGGTACTGTATACATGCTGACGGAGTACCAGGGGAAATGCACAAGGAATTTTAAAGGGTTCTGCTCGGCGGCAGAACGGTCGACTCCCGGATTCGAGATCGCATGGGGAGAAAAATTCTGCAAGTGCTTCAAGAACAAGCCGATCGGCGGGATCTTCGGGATTGAGATTGGATGGTATAACGGCAAGGAGACAAATCAGCACAAACTGCGTTGGTTCTGCGAGATCGACAAGGCCGCTGACGCTGATATTCCGAGTCCTTATGAAACAAAGGATTATAAGAATCGCAAGACTGCCGGAAATGGCCCTGTGATTCCTGGAAGCAAGCCGGGAGCAGATGGATTCATGAATATTCCGGATGACGTTGACGATGATGAACTGCCGTTCAACTAAAGGAGGCTCTTATGATTGAATATTCACCTGATCAGCAGGGCGCCATGCGCGCGCTCAAGAGCGGACAGAATGTTTTTCTTACTGGCAAGGCCGGGACGGGAAAAACAACAATCCTCAATCGTTTTATTGAGTGGGCTATTGAAAACAAAAAGAACATGATTGTCTGCGCCTCAACGGGCGCAGCGGCCCAGAGGATCACGGCAACAAAAGCATGCACAATTCACAGGGCTTTCGGACTGAAAAAAGAGCCGATTGTCCCGCCTCCGAAGAAGGCGAAAAAAGAAATAGCGGCGGCAGATATTATCATCGTCGATGAAATATCAATGTGCAGAATCGATCTCTTTGAGCATATCGCATATGCGATTCAGTTCGCGAACAGAGAAAACGAAAGCCGCGAAATGAGGCTTGCAAAAAAAGAGAAGCGCGAGCCGGTCTTTAAAACGATTCAGCTGATTGTTACCGGAGACTTCTCGCAGCTGGAGCCTGTCCTGACGAGCAAAGACAAGGAAGTATTCCGGATGCGGTATAAGACAAAACTTTTCGCATTCGAGTCCAGAATGTGGAAAGAAATGAATTTCGCAAATATAGAGCTTACGACAGTGCATAGAACAATCAGCGACGCGGAATATACGGACGCTCTGAACGAAATTCGCGATGGATCTGATCCGTTCGGGTGCGTGGATTGGTTCAACTTCAATACAGCTGACGATCCGTTTACGGGACCGGATTCCATTATTCTCTGCGGCAAAAACGCGACGGCGGCAGAGAAGAACGCCGCAAGGCTTAATCAGTTGAGCGGTGAGGAATTCCAGAGTATGGCAGAAATAACCGGAGATGCGGATATGGCATCAACCAATGCGGAGTATGATCTGAAATTCAAAATCGGCGCAAGAATCATGATGCTCACGAACGGCCCGGGATATTATAACGGTTCTTTCGGAACCATCGAGGGCTTCTATCCAAACGACGATGACGAGGTTTTTGACGAGGGCCCGAAGGTAAAAATCCGTTTGGAGGACAGCGGAGATGTCGCATACGTCGAAAAATACAAATGGGACGTCGTTCAGCCAATCGTAAAGAAGAAGGCAGTCAAATATAAGGAGCTCGATCCGGAGACCGGCAAAGAGGTTGAGAAGGTCCGGGAGGAGGAAGTAATCGAGACGGAATCCGTCGGAGCTGTCGAACAGTTCCCATTTAAGCTGGCTTGGGCGATTACGATCCACAAGTCTCAGGGTATGACGCTTAAATGCGGCGTCAATCTTTACCCGGAATTCTTCGCAAATGGCCAGCTGTATGTTGCGCTCTCCAGAGTCGACAAGCGAGACCATATTTACATTAACGGCCTGCTCGATTACAAGGACCTGCGAACATCCGCAAAAGTACGGAAATTCTATGGGGGTATCTAATGGATATTCAAATAGACAGCCGGGAGAAGCCAGAGGCCATAAAGCTGATACTCGCAGAATTTGACCGGAAGAAAGTCCATTATTTCAAATCAAAGCTGTACGTCGGGGACTATCAGAATCTCGATAATCCCCGGCTGATAATCGACCGAAAGCAGAACCTGAATGAGTTATGCGTGAATGTTACTCAGCAGCACGAACGCTTCAAAAAAGAACTTATCCGTGCAATCGAATCCGGGATACAGCTTGTTATCCTGTGCGAGCACGGAGAAGGGATCGAATCCATCGAGGACGTGTATTTCTGGGAGAATCCGAGAAAGCACAACGTCTATTGGAAGTACGTGGACGGCAAGAAGCAGGCGTTTGTGCAGTCAAAGAAGGCGGTCGACGGTAAACAGCTTTACAAGAGCCTGTGCACAATCCGCGACAGGTACGGAGTGAGATTTGAATTTTGTGACAAACCGGATACCGGCAGGCGGATCATAGAGATTTTGACATTATGACAGTTGAAGAGATTAAGCAACAGAACAGCATGCGGGATGTCGTTGTGAGGTATGGCATCGAAGTGAATCGCTCGGGATTTTGCAAATGTCCGTTCCACAATGAGAAGACGGCCAGTATGAAGATATACAAGGACAGCTTTTATTGCTTCGGCTGTCATGCCGGCGGAGACATTTTCGCATTCATCCAAAAGATCGAGGGTGTTGATTTTAAGACAGCTTTTGAATCGCTCGGCGGCACATACGAACAACGAAAGACGTTTTCAAGTCGGCTCGCGCTTTACAAGGCGATGAAAAAGACTGAGCAGAAAAAAGCTGACGATGCGCGAGAAAAGAAGAATCGCCAAAAAGAGTTTGCCAGAATCAGAGAATTAAGTCATCAACTTGACGAAGCGCAGCCGATGTCCGACGAATGGTGCGAAATTCATAACCGCCTCCAGATGGCAAGATATGAGGCCGGATTAGAGGAATAGGAGGGTGCAAATGATAGATGGATGACAAATACATACAAGCGCTTACACCTGAATCTATTCTGAGCGAGGATGTTTTTAATCAGCTGTTCAATACGGTTAATGAGATCGAGCGAGAACAGATTCATCAAAAATTACAGGATCGCGCGAAGATCCTCAACGTCAAGCAGAAATTCGATGCGCTGTACAGGAGCTATTACAAAGTTGACCGCGAGATGAAAAGAACCGCAATCAAAGCGGCAACAACAACGTCGGTTAATCAGATGACGACCTTCGACGGTCCTTATCCGGATATGCAGTGCGGATCGTGGATCGCGTCCGAGACCGGCATCTATGCTCAGACATCCGGAGTGATGGATACGGTCGCATGCTATCATCCGATTCTGCCGATTGAGCGGCTGAAGAACATGGAGACCGGCGAGGAACAGATAACACTTGCCTTTAAGCGGAACAATGCCTGGACAAAGATAACGGTCGAGAAAACGCTTGTTGCAAGCGCATCCAGAATCGTACAGCTTGCCAGACTCGGCGTTGCGGTCACATCGGAAAACGCGAAACTGCTTGTCCGGTATCTGTGCGACGTTGAAAACATGAATTCTTCCTGTATTAAGGTCCGACACTCTACGAGCAAGCTCGGATGGCACGGAAAATTATTTGTTCCGTTTGATGACCTCGGCGATGATCGCATCGTTTTTGACGGAAGCAGCCGATTCGGTCAGCTTTTTGAATCAATTACATCACACGGCGAGTATGAAGACTGGATAAATGAGGTTAAGAGAATCCGAGAAAGAGGACGAATTGAGGCGAATTTCCTTCTTGCGGCATCGTTTGCCAGTGTGCTTGTCGAAAAACTCGGAGCGCTTCCGTTTTTTGTTGATCTCTGGGGCGAGACCGAAGGCGGCAAAACCGTGGCGCTCATGCTTGCGGCGAGTGTCTGGGCGAATCCGGCGGATAACCAGTATATCGGAGATTTTAAGAGTACAGACGTAGCATTGGAGGCGAAAGCCGACATGCTTAACAATCTGCCGATACTCTTGGACGACACAAGCAAAGTCAGCAAGCGCATAGCAGATAATTTCGAGGGTGTCATTTACGATTTATGTTCCGGTAAAGGCAAGAGCCGATCAAACAGGGATCTCGGCGTAAACCGTGAGAATACATGGAAAACGATCTTTATCTCAAACGGTGAGCGTCCGCTATCGTCCTACGCTGAACAGGGCGGAGCAATCAATCGAATCCTAGAAATTCCGTGCGAGGCGAACATCTTCGAAGATCCACAGCGAACAGCCGAAACACTAAAGCGTCATTACGGTTATGCCGGCAACGCATTTGTGATTATGCTTCAGAATAACGAGGCCATGAGGAAAGAAGCGAGGGACCTTTTTAAGAAGTTCCAAAAGGAACTCATGAAGGAAGACCGGATGCAGAAGCAGGCTATCAGCTTATCGGTTGTTTTGACAGCGGATGCGCTGATAGAAAAATACATCTTCAAAGACGGAATTCGGATTAGCGTCAACGAGGCGAAGAACGTGCTTACAAGCCGCGAGGAAGTCTCCGAAAATGAACGCTGCTATCGGTATCTGCGCGCAAAGATCGACATGAACGAGACAACTCATTTTCTGGAAGACTGTAAGCTGGAGCGTTGGGGAATCATTGAAGGCGATAGAGCTTACCTTTATCCGCCAGTGCTGACAGCGCTCTGCCAGGGCGGGGGATTCAGCCGGGACAGCTTCGTTGCATGGGCCGTGAGGCGCGGTCTGATTTTTCAAGACAAGAAAGGCAAGAACCAGATTCAGAAGAAGGTCGGCGGGAAAAATTCGAGAATGTACTGCATTGACATATCTGCGGCAGAGAATGCCGAAATCGACAATGACGGATTCAAGCAAATGAGCATTGACGATATGGATCTTCCGTATGATGACGTTCCGGATCCTGATTTCATGTGAAATTGGATTTTCCGTGCAGGCATTTAATAGGTAGAAACTCAGCAAAAAAGTAACACAGTAACACAAGTAACACGCGAAAATACCTAATCGCTTATATGAAAAATAAAAAGTGTCTAGGTACACACACTTACACTTTTCTATAAGGCGAAAAAAGTAGGTGTTACCGGTGTTACCGGTGTTACCAATAGCGAAAATCCGCATAAATAAGCCATTTTTGCGGTAACACCATAATAAGTAATAGGTGTTACCAAGTGTTACTTATAGGAGATTGACATGCTACAAGGCAAAGAGAAGGAAACTTACTCAAAAGTGTTTCAGATGCTTTGGTCTATCTGGAAGCATTACGGAATACGGCACTCAGATAGTGAAGCGTGGGAAAAGGTCATTGGATTGTCTGACGCGATCATAAAGACAGTCCCAGAGGATAAGACAATGCACGAAGTCGCAATGACACTCTTAACCGGACTTGAAAAGAGAGCCGATGAACTCAGGGAGGAGGAACAGCAGGCACATGGCAAAAGCAACAATGGAAGTTAAATTTTCGGATGAGCAGCTTCGACACATCCGCGACATGGTAGAGGAGACCCGGCAGGAATGGCGGAATAATCTCATCACGGTCGCTAATCTGGCATACTCAGCCGGTCAGAAACACGACCCGATCGGCAAGCAGGAAATCGTAAACGCGATCGTCGCGGGGAGGTGGGACGCATGAGAAGACCGGATGCGGAAATCTTCCGAGAGAACGTACTGCGGTGCAAGCCGAAGAAGATGAGACTGCAAGAACTTGAAGAGAGCGTCGGGTACGTTAGAGGGCATCTTTACAGGAACGCCCGGAATAACTGCAACGTCACTATCGACCATATCAGGAATTATTCCGAAGCACTCGGCGTTGACCCGCTGAAACTGTTGGAGGGAATGTTTGATGAAAACTGACGCAGAAATCTTTCGGGACAACGTCAAGCGCATCTGTAAAGAGAAACATTTGAAGATGGGATATATCGACCTCGAAGCCGGATACTCCGAAAAATACGTGTCTCAGATGGCATACAAGGGAAGCACAATATCCATAGAGCATGTAAGGAACTACGCAAAGGCGCTCGGCGTAAAGCCGGAGAGATTAATGGAGGGATTCTATGATAATTAAGATTCTGGCGGCACTCGGCATTGTTTTCATCCTCTTCTGCATCTGTACGGCGTTCGCTGTATTCGCCGTATTGGGCGATTACGAGGACGACCCGGAAGAAGATGAGGAGCAGGCAAGGTATATCAGGGAGTGGATAAAGAAGAATGAGAGATGATTCAGTCATGATTCAGCTTGATTCAGCCCCGATTCACAGCGATTCACAGGCGATTCAGCCCGAATCACGGCGAATCAAACCGCCTCACTGGTACGAATTCGAGGCGGCTACTCCCGTGAATCAGCAATACAAAGCATTGCGTGTGTGCGGATTCGTGTGCTGTGTCAGTGGGGCAGTAGTGGTTATGTACATGGGCAGACCGCCGACGGAGCAGATTCTGTCCCTGCTCGGATGCGTACTGTATGCGATAACAGCCGACCCGTTCGCGGCAATCGGGGCACTCCTCGCACGGGCATCCCGCGTAATCCTGGCATCGTCCATCGTCTTAATCGGTATCACGATCGTCGTACCGTCGACCGGGCTACTGGTCGCTACCGGAATGTGGACGCTGACGGCTGTCGCAGTCGTCCGGAGATTTAACCGGCGATATCTCATGCAGGACACGTTCGCATCTGCCAAAGCTATCCCCGACGCAATCCGGACAGCGCCGGAATCAAAAGCCGGGCAAGCGTGGCGGCATGGCGGAGCGAAGACGGTCAACGGCATGGCGGCGGAACTCGGAGCGACATGCAAGGACTATGCAGAGATAAAGGTCAGGGAACTTGCATTTTATATCGGATATCAGCAGGCCGATGGTCGCACGCAGGAACTAATCCGACGATGCGAAAAGCTTCGCCTCGAAAACTCGCTGTACAAGAGCGCAGAAGCCGAAAAGAGCGATTTACAGCGCACCATCGAGGAAATGAGCGAGGAACACCGAAAAAGGCTAGAAAGGGCGAATATCGAGCGACAGAGGCTATTGAAAAAGATTGAGGAACTGGAAACCGTAAACGCTGAGTTGGTGCGGTCGGTCCCGGAAGATGCGCCGGTCGGAGATGATACGGAATCAAAATTAGAGTACGCATTTCTGACGCTCCATCTGACAGACAGAGAAGCGGCAGAGTACGCAGGATGCGCACCGGCGAGAGCGTGGCGGTACAGACGTAACCATAACATAGAACCAAAAGGAGGGTAAACATGAAAGAGAGAGACGAATTGAAGCCCTGTCCGTTCTGCGGAGGGAGAGCCATATTGAGGCGTGATTCGAGTGGGTGTTACGTCAAATGCAACAACGGCATGTGCAAGGTCATGCTGACAACGTGGTATTACGAAACGGAAGAAGAGGCGGTAGAAGCTTGGAATAGGAGGGCGAATGATGAAACAGAAAAAGACGATATATGACTTCGACAATAAATTTGAAGACTTGATGGATCAGGCCGTGAACGATTTATCGCCAAAACAGTTTGTAAAGTTTTTGGATGATATTTCGATGATGCTCGCAGACTATGAAGATGAACAGGAGGACAAACGATGACAATGATTAAATTCTATTACATCGGAGTTCCGGTATGCATGATGGTGCAGACGCTGACGATGGTCTACATGGCACTGGTACTGAACAAGATTTCAAAGAGAAGGAGACGCAGGCAGGAATGATTGACAAATTTCTCCACATTGACAACTGGCAGGAAGTGAAGGATGCCACGATGACAACGGTCGGGAAGAGTACCGGAAAGTATCCTGATTCGACATGGAAAAAGCGGCTGATTCTGGCTGAACATTCTCCGATTCGGAAGCTTACCTTCACTTGGAGATGGGTCGATCTTCCGTACTGGGTAAGCGTCCATTTCGTCCGTCACAAAGTCGGCATCGAGTTTTGGCAGTCAACGCAGAGGACGGATCGGACAGGAACCGACCGAAACGCACTCAGACAGGACACGCCTGTTAATTTAGAGTGTACCGCAAATGCACAGGCACTTATCAACATCAGCCGGAAGCGCTTATGTAACTGTGCGGCTCCTGAGACCAGAAGAGCATGGCAGGAAGTAAAGGACAAGGTCGCAGAGGTTGAACCGGAATTAGCGTCCTGCATGGTCAGGGAATGCGTCTATAGAGGGTTCTGCCCGGAGGTGTTCTCTTGCGGATATGCGTGGACAGATGACTGGCTTAAGGAGCGTACTGAACTTCATAGGAGGGAACTGAAGAAGCATGATGAACGCATATAATGCTCCAGAATCACTTCACATTGAAGCGCAGGATGGAGAAGGAAACAAGAGGACGATCCGTTATATCAGAGAAGATGTACTCGATAAATTTGTCTATGACACTATGGACAGGCTGGCTGCCATTAAGAAAAAGGTCGATAAGCCTGAGCCTTATAAGGAGGAGAGTAGATGACTGGAGCGATCGGTTTTGTCGTAGGAGTATTGGTCACTGGTCTTGTCTGGTACGTGAAGGACTACTGCATGGATTCACTGTACTGCAAGGGGTACAAGTGCGGATACGACAAGGCATTGGTTGATATGGGTAAGGAGGGTAAACGATGACGCTTAATCAGTTTATGCGAAAGATAGGATATATCAGCGAAAAAAACTTAATAACTATAGCTCTTGAAGTATATGACAAAAATTGTACCGAGAAAGCGACAGATGAAAAGGATTTTTACTTTCGATCAGGCAACGCTAATGCGGTGGGGTATATCTGCGGGAGGTTTGGAATAGATATTACAAAACTGATAAAGCAGAGGAACAGGAGGGTGAACAATGACAATGATTAAGTTATATTACTACGGAATGCCGATCTTAATGTTCGCACAGACGGTGCTCATGCTGTACATGACAGCGGCAATCAAAGGGATCAACAGGAAGATGAACAGGAGGGATAAGAAATGAGTGAAGCTTTTATCGTAATCGTGTTGGCGGCGTTTTTGTTTGGAATGATTATGGGGCTCTGCCTCGGCAAGGCCAATAAGTGAGGTGCGGAAAGGAGAACCGATGATAAAACCAATAAAGGTTCATCCTGTTGAATCTACATCAATAATATTGTGGGGTGATGATGGAAACAAGGAACACATGCTAATCAAGGCAAAAAACTGTGAAGGCTCTGTTATTTCGTTTGATAAGCGGCAGATATGGGAAGTATATCCATACAAAAGATATAGTTGTGATACGGAGTATTGCGGTGCGTGTGAACGCAAAGGGATGTATATCAGGCTTATGCCGAATGACTTTAAGCGGATATTTGGGACAGATATATTAGACATGGCAGAAAGGAGAACCGAGTGAGACTGATTGATGCAGATGCGCTAATAGAATTTTGTGCAGAACGATGGATACCGTTAAATATTGATGCGGTTAACATGCAGCCGACCGTACAGCCGGAACGCAAGCGGGGCGAATGGATTCCAGTCACATACAGATATGTGCCAGTAAAAGATGGTTCGCTGAATACAAAAATCATATGGATAGATGCAACAGAACCAGATGATATCGAAGGCATGAAGTGTTCTGAATGTGGTACTGTATTTGATTTTACGGAAGCCAGAAACTGGTGCAGTGAATGCGGAGCAGACATGAGGAAGGAGAATGAGTCATGAATCGAGAACTTGATGGCATATATCTCAGAATCAAAAGAGATGGAAAGTATCAGGCAGTATGCCTGTCAGACATGACAAAAGAAGAACTCGAGGAATCACTTAATCCCGAACGTGGTGAGTGGCTGAAAGGTGCCGTGATCCATCTGTCACAATGCCTGCACGAAATCGGAGACCAGTTTGGTATTGTCAATGCGGAGGTCGATGAATGAGCAAACTGAGTTATTCGACTTTACATGGAATAAATGAGCATGGTACAGACCGTTATGGAGCGGAGTTTAAGCGTACGTCAAATGACTTCCGGCTTAGATATTTGACGCAGGATAACTGCGTATGCGGCATCTGTCACGGCGTCGGCGCAAAGTGGGAGTTTGTGTATGTCACTCGCAACTATCGGAATCCGAGGACGAAGAGGATTTGCAAAACGCTGCAAGCAGAAGCGCACAGCTTTTGGATATGCCCGAGGTGCTTGGAGAACCTGAATGCATTAACAGGTTTGGAGATTGGGGAGGTGACGAATGAGCAAGCTTGACCATATCAACGAAGGACGCGAGCAGGGCATGCTCTTCGCTCATAAGATAATCAAGACCGCACAGGCAGAAGGCAGAGACCCGGTCAAGGCACTTGAGGACGAGCTGGCGTTCCGAAAGCGAATAAGACTCGACACGCTCCTGACCAAGAAGGAGCTCGAGGAGGCGAACAAGAGATACCTCGCGAATGCGATTGAATCCTGCGGGGCTCTGGCAATGGTCACGCTGTGGGATGAATTCCATTTCGGGAAGGTACGGAATGAACGATTCGCTGACGCATACGCAAGGAACACGGAAGCGTTCTTTCAGGGTTATCTCACATGGCAGGATGTTATCGACACACTGGCGACAAAGTGTGACATGAAGATTGAGTTATCAGATGATTTGGAGGCGAGGCGATAACATGACCGTACAGGAATTATCAAAAGCATTATCTCTGATGGGCTACACGGTCGAAGATATGGAAGACGTTGTTCGCATCATAGTCGACCCGTCGGACTTTATCAGAGGAGCACCGAAGTTACATAAGGATTTGGAGAAGGTCGGATGGAGACGGAGCTTTTCCTATCGGGCATCACGACCATTGACCAAAGAGGAGGGCGAGATGTGGGACAGGTTCCTGCATCCGCTCAACTACCTGGAACCGCTCGCATATCCGAAAATGCCAAAGGTCAAGAAGTCGAAGCGGATGGAGCAGGAAGAAGAATATGTGCAGTTATCATTGTTTTAGGAGGTGGATGGAATGAGCATCTGCAAGTTCTGCGAATCCATGAAAGAAAACCGTCAGGTCGAAGAAATCAGAAGGTCGTGCGCGACAAACGAAGAGATTAAGCGATACGGAAAGTATATGGTTGAATATACTGTCGCTATCGTGAAACGAAGCTATTGCCAGAAGCTCGGCAAGAAGAAGTCCGGGAGGACGTTGGAGTTCCGGCACAGAGGTCTTGGATATGAATTGAATTATTGCCCGGAATGCGGGGCAGATATGAAGGAGGTGTGACGACATGTTTACAATAGACGATGCAATCGAGAAGTGCAAAGACCGGGCGAACATCTCGGCACTGCACCACATGCCGACAACATCCGACGAATGGTCGAGGATGGCAGGATGGTTGGAGAACCTGCGGGACGCATCCTCTGCGGTGCAGTCAGCAGACTTTACGCATGAACCGTATTATCCCGGCGATAACATCTATGACATGAGGGATAAAGAACACTCTTCGACCATCGAGCAGGTGTGCGCGATACTGGATAAGCTGTCAGAGTAGGAGGCGAACAATGGCTAGATGGATAAGCGTAACAGAGGCAGACGGTGAAGATGTATTGATCAATCTGGATAACGTGGCGGCAGTCATCGGTCGGACACTGTTCTTTGTTGGAGGAAGCGAGGAAGATTATCTGGTAGCAAGCGAATCCCACGCAGAACTGACCGCATTGATCGCACAGGCAGAAAGGAATAAGGCATGACATTAAACGAATATCAGGCATTAGCGGCAAGGATGATTAACCCGGAGCTTACAAAGGTTGAGCAGGTTCAGCATTCACTCCACGGCCTGAGCGCCGAAGTCGGTGAGCTCAATGGGCTGTACCAGAAATTCTATCAGGGACATGCGGTAGATCCGAAGCACGCCAAAAAGGAGGCAGGAGACATCGCCTGGATGCTGGCAGAATACTGCACGGCGAACGGATGGAGTCTTGATGAGGTTTTTCAGCTTAACATCGACAAACTTCGGAAGCGGTATCCCGACGGATTCGACACGGAGCACAGCATACATCGGGATCCTGATGACATTTGATTATGAGTGGAGGTGCGGGACGTGACCGTCAGAGAGTATTTGGGTCAGATCTGGGAGATCAACGAGCGGATCAATAAGGAACTGAGGAAACTCGAGGATATCAAGTCGAGGCTCTATTCGTCCGGGATCGATTACTCGAAGCCCCGGGTGCAGACATCACCCAGGGATACGATGGCGCACATCTACGCCGAGATCGATGAGCAGGAGCGATATGTCACCGAACTGATCGACAAGCTTGCGGATCTCAAGGCGACGGTCACGGAGCAGATCAACGGCATTGAGACACCGCTGTACAGATACGTCCTGCATCAGCACTATGTGAACTGCATCAACATGACCGATCTGTCGGCGCTGTCCCACATCAACCGCACGACACTGTACAGGATACGGGATGCGGGACTTGTCGAATTCGGCCGACTCCATGGCTATTATCATCAACAATTTATTGACATGAACAACAGGAAAGATTAAAATGCTAATATGAAAGAAGTCTGTAAAGACCGACACCTTCGAGTTGGTTAGCAGTTTCTCTTTTCGTTTTTTCTCCCGTAAGGGCCCGGTGCAGCAGCCGGGTCCTTTTGCATGCCAGAAAGGAGGTGAGCCTGATGAACCCAAAAGAAGAAGCGTTTGTAAATGCATATATCATCAATAAAGGGAATGCTTATCAGGCTGCCTTGAAAGCAGGGTATGCAAAGAATACGGCAAATCAGGCTTATCAATGGCTTGATGAAACCATGACAAACCATGACGCAAAACGGAGATTACCCTACAAGCCCTATCTCCGCGAGGCTATCGACGCACGGCTCAAGGAAATTGAAGATGCAAAGATAGCGAATGCGACCGAGGTAATGCAGTACCTGACATCGGTCGTAAGGAAGGAAGCCCGTTCTCAGGTAATTGTTGTGGAGGGTACCGGAGACGGATGCTCTGAGGCCCGACTGGTGGAAAAGCCTCCGGATGAGCGGGAGGCACTTGACGCGGCGAAGACTCTGGCGAAGATCTACGGGCTGGAAAAGAACAACATGAACATACTGGCGGAAGTAGGTGTGCAGATTGTCGACGACATCGCAGAAGACAGCTGATCGAAAAAACCTGTCCGATTATGTCGGTGGTGGCTATGGCAAGTTCTGGCACTACAAGGGCAGATACCGGGTCTGTAAGGGCTCCAGAGCCTCGAAGAAGTCAAAAACAACAGCACTGTGGTATGCGGCATGGCTCAATAAAAAAGGCTATGAAAATGCCAATCTCGTTGTCTTCCGCAAGACATACCGCACGCTGAAGGATTCCTGCTTTACGGATCTCAAGTGGGCGCTGAACCGGTTGGGCGTGATCGCTGACTGGAATATCAATCTCTCACCGCTCGAGATGACCAGAAAGAGCACCGGGCAGAAGATCCTTTTCCGCGGTCTTGACGATCCGCTCAAAGTTACATCAATCACCGTCGACCACGGTTCCCTCTGCTGGGCGTGGCTGGAAGAAGCGTACGAGGTCATGAATGAGGATGACTTCGATATGCTCGACGAGACGATCCGGGGCGAGTGTCCCGCTCCGCTCTTTAAGCAATGGACGATTACCTTCAACCCCTGGAACGAGAAGCACTGGTTGAAGCGCCGGTTCTTCGATACTCCGGACGATGACGTTCTGGCGCTCACGACCACGTACATGTGCAACGAATGGCTTGATCAGAAGGACCTTGCCCTCTTCGAGAAGATGAAGCGGAACAATCCCCGCCGGTACGCTGTTGCAGGTCTGGGAGGCTGGGGGATCGTTGACGGCCTTGTATATGAGAACTGGAAGGAACAGCCCTTCGAGTTGATCAGCAAGGCGGATTACCTGCTTCTGGATGAAGCGGAGCGGACCGCGAAGGACTGGGTCTTCCGCGAGGATGTCTCGACCCGCTGCGGTCTTGACTTTGGATATACCAACGACCCGACCGCTGCCCCGGTCATGTTCCTCGACATGAAGAACAGCCGGCTATACATCTGGGACGAGCTGTACGAGACCGGGCTTTCGAACCGGAAGATCTACGAGCGCCTGTGCTCCATGGGCTACGTCAAGGAGTTATTCACAGCGGATTCAGCTGAGCCGAAGTCCATCGACGAGCTGCGATACCTCGGTATGAGAGTTAAGGCCGCGAAAAAGGGCAAGGACTCCATATCGAATGGCATCCAGTGGATCCAGAACCTGCAGATCATCATACATCCCCGCTGCGTGAACTTCTTGACGGAGATATCCAATTACACGTGGGACAAAGACCGGTTCGGCAAGAAGCTGAACGTCCCGATCGATACATTCAACCACCTGATGGACGCCATGCGCTATGCGCTGGAGGCTGACATCATCGGCTGCCCCTCTGCGGGGATCAATCACGACACGAGCCTGAGAGGGGGCTTCTGATGGCAGATAATAAGATCAATATCAAGATAGACGACAACAGAGTGATTCGGATCCCGGCAGGGACGGAAATGACGCCGCGGCTCCTCTCCTCGCTGATCGCGAAGCACAAGGAGCTCGTGACGAAGTACTGCAAGCCCCTCGACGACGCGTACAAGGGACGGTACAGGATCTTCACGCTCCCGAAGAAACCGGCGTGGAAGCCGGACAACCGGATCGCGCTGAACTACGCAAAATACATTTCCGACACCTTTGCAGGATTCTTCCTCGGCATCCCGGCAAAGCTGAGCGTCACGGACGAGGAAAGCGAGGCGGTCAAGGAATATGTCGAATACCTCGACAGCTACAATTCGCAGGACATGGTCAACAGCGAGCTGGCGAAGATCAGCAGCAACCTCGGCACGGCCTACGAGATGTACTACAACGACGAGGACGGTGAGGTCGGGACGCTCTGCCTCAGCCCGATGGAAGCTTTCATGGTCTACGATGACAGCATCCTCGGGCATGAGATGTTCTTCGTCCGGTATACGAAGGGCGCGGACGGGACCGAACGCGGTTCCTATTCGGACGGTTCCATCGTCCGGCATTTTGAGAACAAGGGCGGGGTTCACTGGACGGACGAGGAGACGAAGCATTACTTCGACGGCGTCCCTGCGACGGAATATCCGCACAACACGGAGCGCATGAGCATCTATGAGGATTCGCTCTCGGCGATCGATGCGCTCAACAAGGCGTTGTCTGAGAAGGCGAACGACGTCGAATACTTCAGTGATGCATACCTGAAGATCGTCGGTCCGAAGATGGGCAAGGATGACGCCGCGACGATCCGCGACACCCGCGTGATCAACCTGTATCGGCAGCCGGGGAGCGATGACTCGACTCCGCTCGATGCGTCCTTCCTTTCAAAGCCGGATGCGGACACGTCGCAGGAGCATTTGATCGACCGCCTGCATACCGAGATCTTCCAGTTGTCCATGGTGGCGAACATCTCGGACGAGTCCTTCGGCACGGCGTCCGGTGTGGCGCTCAAGTACAAGCTCCACGCCATGTATAACCTGTTCCGCACGAAGGAGCGGAAGTTCAAGGCAGGCTTTGACCGGAGATACCGGCTGATCTTCTCCTCCCCGATCGCGAAGACGCACGGAGTGGCAGCGGAAGACTGGGTCAAGGTCTCGGCGACGTTTACCCCGAACTTCCCGGCGAACGTGACCGAGGAAGCGGACAACGCCGCGAAGCTCTCCGGCATCGTCTCCCGCGAGACACAGCTCGGCCTGCTCTCATTTGTCGAGGACGCGGGCGCGGAACTGGAGCGTCTGCAGGAGGACGAAGCGGCGCTCATGAACAGCACGAACAGCTACGGCGCGGATCTTCCGGAACATGACCACAGCCACGAGGTGAACGAGGATGAACAGTCGTGATTACTGGAAGAAGCGCGAGGATGAAGCCAGGAAGAACACGATCCGCGATGAGCAGGAGTACAACAAGCGCCTGAATGAGATCTATCAGTACACGATAGCCAACATCGAGCGGCAGGTCAACAACTGGTACGCCAATTATGCCAGCAAAGAAGGCATCACGATGGCGGAAGCCAGAGGCCGCGTCAGGCATATCGACATGGAGCGGTACGAGCGTCTGGCGGCGAAGTACGTTGCGACACATGATTTCTCCGATCAGGCCAACGAGGAGATGGCGCTTTACAACCTGACGATGAAAGTCAACCGGCTGGAGCTTCTCAAGGCAGAGATCAACCTGGAGCTCATGGCGGGCTTCGACGACATCGAGCACGAGATGGAGCGCGACCTCATCCAGACAGCCATGAAGGAAGACCGGCGGCTTGCCGGGATCCTCGGCGACTCCGTGATCGGCAACGAGCAGTACGCGAAACAGCTCGTCAACGCTTCCTTCCGGAATGCTACCTTCTCAGAGCGCATCTGGGGACGGAACATGCCGGATCTGCGGGTGCATCTCGAGGCGGAGCTCCGGAACGGCCTTGTGCAGGGCATCGGGTCAGATGAGCTTGCTCGGCGCTTCCGGAAGCATTACGGCGGCTCGATCCGCGACACCGAGCGGCTCATGACGACGGAGATGTGCCGCCTGCAGACAGCTGTACAGAAGGAATCCTTCGAGCGGAACGGTTACAAGGAGTATATGTTCATCACTTCGGGAAATGACAATGTCTGTCCGGATTGTGAGGCGCTCCACGGCCAGCACTTCAAGGTCAGCGAGATGCAGGCCGGAGTGAACGCCCCGCCGATGCATCCGAGGTGCCACTGCTCCGCTGCTGCCTACATAGACAGCGACAAATACAAGCGGTGGATTGACGCGCTGGCGAGCGGTGAGGATGTCAGGTGGGATGAGTTTGAGGCAGAGAGCGACCGCCCAAGACAGCCCGAAATCAACGTCAACCAGATGAGTGCCAGTGAAGCGGATTCCGTCGGAAGAGGGGTCATATATAAGCACTGGGAGGAATACAGACAGAAATTCCTCGGGCATGCCGCTCCGGTCGATTTCAACCGTCTGGATACCAATATGTATGACAAGGTACATCTTGGAGCGCACAAAGACAAGGAGACGGTCAGCAAGATACTGACGACCGTGAACAATCTTTCGTCCGACTTCTATTCGCCGCTTCAGAGCCTGCGATGGATGGATAAAACGGAAAGCATGTTTTCCCGTGCTTTTGCTTCGACAACTCACATGTGGGGCTACGGCTCCGCTGAGATACGGTTCAATCCCGTTAAACTGTCGGAAAAGGGAATCGAGAGAATCGCAGAGCTGTCCGCAAATGGATACGCGGTGAATATCCCGAAAGGGCGTGAGGTCGAGTATATCGTTGCGCACGAATTCGGGCATTCGATTTTGAATATTGGCGAAAAACTGCCGACAAAATCGAATAACTTCGTGCAATGCGACCTTCGCGCGGTGAAGGCGGCGCGAGGCGAGATAGAAAAGCTGTGGGATTCCTATACTGCCGATGTCGGGAAAGCTTCTAAGGAATACGAGGAAATGCGGAAGGCTCTGGACTCGAAGTTTATTTTCGAGATGATTCCTCCGACAGATGAGGAGAGGAAGGCACTGAGCGAATTGAAAGCCACGATGGAAAGTAAGCGAATCAGCGCTTACTCCATGTCCAACATGGACGAGTTCGTCGCTGAGGCTTTCGCGGATGTCAGGATAAACGAGGAGAACGCTTCCGAGCATTCCAAGCAGGTGTATGGTGTTCTCTCGAAGTATTTCGGGAAGGGTGGTGAATGATGTGTTTGTTGATGAACCGTATTTCATGACCAATCCTGATTGGTTTACATTCGACATTAAATCGAAGCGGTACGTTCTGACTGAGGACGCACCTAAGAAAGCGAAAGTGTCTTATAAACAGTTCTATGAAGATTTGGCTTCGATGGTTGCGGACGATAAGAAATCGAAGCGGTGACGCATCGGGAGACCGGTGCTTTTTCTATGCCGGAATTGCGCCGGCGCAATCGTGAAAGGTGGTGAACGACATGAGCACACTCAGAGAAAGAGCACAGGCATGGCTTGACAAATACAAAGCTGGTGATTTTTGCGGTGGCAACGTACTCTCACTTGAGGATCTGGCGGCTATTATTGCTGAGTATCTGCAGGATACAAAAGCGGATGTAGAAGCAGAGTGCAGGGCAAAAGAGCTCGAAAAACAAGTGCAGGAGCTTAAGTTCCAGCTCGATACTGTCGGAAAACGAGCGATCCGCCTCGAAGGCGAGAACTCAGCGCTGAGGTTTTCAGTCCGCTGTAACGGCGTGAGCGGCGCGGAGGTGTGACATGATCACGATCACATACGGCAGCCGTGAGCCGCCGAGCCTGACTATCCGAGGGCATTCCGGTTATGCGACGCAGGGCACGGACATCGTGTGCGCCGCTGTGAGCGCTCTTTTCGTGACGCTGAGCAATTCCCTTACCGAGTACACGAACGACCTTGTATCGGTCAGGAGCGAGCCGGGAGACGGGCTTATTATGTGGCGAGGCAGGATATCTGACAAGGGCAGGCTTTTGCTGGACAGTGCCCTTCTGGGGCTCAGAGATATCGCGGAAATGCATCCGGAACATGTTGAATTTAAGATCGAATGAAGGACGGCATGAGCCGTCTTTTTTATTGCGGCAGGCGTGGAACCGCTCAAAGCTACGGAATCCGGGAGGCGTGGCACCCGGTAAAAACTACGGAGACGGGGCAGGCATGAGACCCCTTTAACCTTATGGATATGGAGGATTACAACCATGATGAACAGATATGTCAGCAGAATGAACAGACAGCAGGCGAGAGACCAGAAGCACGGGCGCATCAGGATCCCGTTCAACCTCCAGCTCTTCGCTGAGGACGGTGGAGACAGCGGTGACGATGGATCCGATGACGGCGACGACGGCTCCGACGATGGCGACGACGATCACAGCGACGAACCGGAGAAGAAATACACGGACGCCGACATCGACAAGATCGTCAAGGAGCGCCTCGCAAGGGAGCGCAAGGCCGCCGAGAAGAAAGCCAGACAGCAGGCCGAGGCTGAGAAGCTCAAGAACATGACTGCTGCCGAGAAGCGAGATGCCGAGTTCGAAGAGATGAAAGCGCGGCTCGCGACGCTCGAAGCTGAGAAGAATCAGGCGAGCATGCTCTCTACGGCTTCCGACATCCTGAAGGACGCCGGCATCGTCGTATCCTCGAAGCTGGTCGGGCACCTGATCGCTGAGACGGCCGACGAGACCAAGGCGAACGTCGACGAGTTCGTGAAGCTCTACAATGATGCCGTGAACAAGGGAATCAAGGCAGCTATGAAGGCGGCTGGCTCGAACCCGAAGAAGTCCGGTTCTTCCACCCTGACAAAGGAAGACATCATGAAGGTCAAGAATAATTTTGAGCGACAGAAGCTCATCAACGAGAACATGCATCTTTTCCGATAAGATGCGCGATATGGAGGTATATCATGAACATCAATCGCAAACTTATGAACCTGCAGCTTTTTGCAGTTCCGAATGAAACAACTACATCCGACCTTGCTCCGGCGATCTCCATCGACTTCACGTCCCGGATCTCCGAGAACATCAACACGCTGCAGGAGATCCTCGGCGTCACCAACATGGTCCCGATGGCAGCCGGCACGCTGATCAAGCTCTATAAGGAGACGGTCACTGTGGCGCAGCAGGTCGCTGAAGGCGAGACGATCGGCCTCTCCAAGGTATCGAGAGTCCTTGCAGCCACCAAGGAGCTCACCCTCGGCAAGTACCGCAAACAGGTAACGGCTGAGGCAATCCAGAAGTTCGGCCGCGAACTGGCGATCAACCGCACGGATGAGAAGCTGATCGGCGAGATCCGCAAGCAGATCAAAGCTGACTTCTTCACTACGATCAATACCGGCACCGGTCTTGCAAAAGGCGGTGACGACCTGCAGGCTACCCTCGCTTCTGTCTGGGCAAAACTGCAGAAGAAGTATGTCGATACCGACGTAACGCCGGTCTACTTCGTCAGCACAGATGATGTGGCTGACTACCTCGGCGGTGCAACAATCACCATGCAGACAGCGTTCGGATTCACGTATATCGAGAACTTCCTCGGCCTCGGCAAGGCGTTCGTCCATCCGGACCTTACGAAGGGTGTTGTCGTCGGCACGGTTGTTGAGAACCTGAATGGCGCTTATGTACCGGCCAACGGCGGCGACCTCGCAGAGGCCTTCGACCTGACCGGGGACGAGTCTGGATTCGTCGGTATGACGCATCAGGCCGCGACGGACAACGCGTCCATCACGACGCTGCTCTTCTGCTCCGTCCTGTTCTATCCGGAACTGCTCGACGGTGTCATCAAGGCAGCAGTCGGCGGTACATTCTCGGCTGTTTCTGAACCGACCGGTAACCCGAAGACGTCTGGCTGGTATGTGATCGACAGCAATGGCGAGTACGTTCCGACTACGGATACTACCGTCGTAAGCGGTACGACTTACTATACTGTCAATGTCTAAGATGTGCACCACGTGGGAGGGACGCTTATATCCCTCCCTATTTATGGGAGGCAATAAATGTACGTAGTGATCAGGGGCTTTGCAGACAGGCAGTTCCCGACAAAAGTAACTCATACGAAATCCGGGGACATTCCCCAGGCTTTCCATGTCTACAACATAGGCGATGCCTACCCGGCTCCCGGCGCACCGCTGCCAACGATGGGACGCATCCAGGAACTGGCGACGGATAAGAACCTTGCGAACGTCCCACTGATCCAATGGGTGCCCGATCCGGAAGCTGAGGAGTCTGTGTCCCCCGCGAAGGATACGGAAAAGACAGCTGCGGACTCTGAAGTTGATGCATCCGAAAAAGGTATGGAACAGCCGGAGGGAAAACCCAAGCGGCCTCGGAGGAAGAAGGTGCAGAAGGATGGGGATAAGTAGGAATTCGACGACACACAAGGAGATGATCGCCAGAACGCTGGGCTTCAACTATGCGGAGCTTGACGGTCCGGAGCGGGAGCTCATCGATTACTACTACGATATCAACGTCCAGAGGCTCCTCAACCGTCTCGGCATGGAAGAGGTCCCGGACGAGCTCGGCTATATCCTCGTAGAGACGACAGTCAAGCGCTGGAACCGCACCGGCTCGGAAGGGGCGACTTCCCATAATGTCGAGGGTGAGTCAGTGTCCTATGAGGTAGATGATTTTGCAGCTTATGAAGCGGACATCAGCCGATATCTGGCGCTGCACGCTACACCGCGGATGGGCATACAGTTTCTGTGAGGTGGTGGATATGAGATATGACACATTCGCTTATTTCCAGAACATCACGGAAGGAGCTTACGACGCAACGACCGGGGACTATGCAGATCCGGAGATCGTTGAGGATAAGGTCCTCTGCTCCCATCCCGTAAGTGCGTCGGAACGGATCATGCAGCATGTATTCGGGGAAGTTCGGAAGGGTGCGCTTGTTATCCACACGCAGAATGCATATAGGAAGCCCTTCAGCCGTATCCGTATTGGCACGAAGATCTATCAGGCATCCACGACAAGCATCCTGCGGAGCAAGGGCGGATATGTGCTGACGGAGGAGGTGTGATATGAGCAGGACATCGGGATTTATCAGCTTCGTCGGACTCGAAGAGCTGCAGGCAAGGCTCAGGGAGAACGTAAAGCTGAAAGACGTAAAAACAATGGTCAAATACCATGGCTCACAGATGCAGCAGACTGCAAAGATCATCTGTCCGCACCGCAGCGGCGACCTTGCACGTTCCATTACCCTTGAAATCAAGGATGGTGGATTCACAGCCGAGGTCGCACCGCATATGAATTACGCGGGCTATGTGGAGTGGGGGACGCGCTATATGGAAGCGCAGCCGTACATTCGTCCGGCCTATATGCAGGAATCTGCGAGGTTCAAGGCTGAGCTTGCAAGGCTTGTGAGGTAGGAGGGACATATGGAAGCACAGCAGGAATTCTTTACGGCCCTGAGGGCGGCGCTCCTCTCCATTCACCCCGGCATGGTATATGATACCTTTCTTCCAGCGGAAGGAACGCCGTATCCGATCATCTATCTGGCCGGCACAGACCAGACGGAGCTCAACACGAAATCAGCCCCGACAGTTGGACGGATAACACAGGATGTCCGAATCTGGCATGATGATCCAAGGAAGCGCGGGACAGTGTCCTCGCTCATGGCGGACGTCAAGGCAGCCGCAAGGGGCATTCACTACACGGAACATTATAAATACGACGTCACGGTCACGGAATCCCGGCTGACCAGTGACCCATCCGTGAGCCCGCCGCTCGTGTACGGCATCATAGGGCTTACAGCAAACTATTCTTTACGGAGGTAAGATCATGATGAATCTTCAGCTTTTTGCCGGCGATGCGGAAGTAGTACAGGGCAAGCAGATCGTGTATCTGTACAGACTGTATTCTGAGCGCAGTACAGAAAACGGCGCACTTCTGGCATTCGTCACAGAGAACGAGAATTCCGCATCGAATGACGCGGAGAGCACAGCAACAAAGGACGGAGCGGTCCGCGCTGCCGGTGTCCCGGAAATCGAGATCACTTCGACATCCCTGCTGAAGGCGGGTGATGCGAATATCACGAAGTTCAAGAACGCATGCAAGAACGGCTCTCTTGTCGAGTGCTGGGAGGCGAATCTCGCTGATCCGGGCACGGCAACGGGCAAGTATAAAGGCACATATTATCAGGGATACATCACAGAGTTCACCGTATCTTCTAACGCTGACGGGAACGCAGAGGTCTCTATTACCTATGGCGCGAACGGCAAGGGAGCAGACGGCGAAGTCACTGTATCGACAGCACAGATCGAGGAGGCGTCCTACGTCTTCGCTGATACACCGAAGGTGACAGTATAATATACCGGAACAGGCGGGGCCATACGGCTCCGCTTTTAACTTATGTAGGAGGATGAAATGAGCAAATTCATAGAGATTGACGGCGTAGAGTATCCGCTGAACTTCGGCATGGCCTTTCTGCGGGACATCGACGGGACGATGAAAATCAAGGATGACAGCGGTATGATGCGCAAGGTGGGATTCCAGAATGCCGTTGCCGGCTTGATTGACGGAAATCCTGAAAGCCTCGTCGATATTATCGTAACGGCCTCCAAAGGGCAGACCCCCAGACTGACAAGGGATATCCTTGAAGCTCATATTGACGATGAGAATACGGATATCGATGCGCTGTATGAGGATGTCCTTGATTTTTTATCGAAGAGCAATGCGTGTCGGAAAAAGACAGAGCAGATCAGGGAGATGGCGGACAAGCTGAAGCAGGCCAACGAAGCGAAAATGCGGAAGATGATGGAAGACTGACGATCGACGCTTTCTGCCGGGATGTTGCAGTGACCTGCATCCGGTATCTCGGCATGTCTTTCGATGACATCTATAAGCTGACGGTGCGGGAATATCTGATCATCCTTGAGGCTTTGAAGCTGAGGCTCACAGACGAGGAATACAGGGCGCATGAGGTCGCATGGCTGTCCTTTGCGGCGACATCGAAGAAAGGCACCAGAAAGCACCAGAAGCCCGTATATGACAGTTTCAAGAAGTTCTACGATTATGAATCTGCTCTCAAAGAGGCAGGGGCGATAAAGAAGAAGACTTCAAGCCGATTCGCCCGCTTAAGCAAACACCTCACAGAGACACAACATACAGCAGATAAGGAGGATTAAGAATGGCTGAATCATTATCTGTCAGAGCCGTCCTGTCTGCCGTAGACAGGGGGTTCATGAGCACGTTCGGACGCGCTGAATCCGCCATCGGCTCTTTGCAGAGCCGTGTAACTTCAGGCCTCGGATTTGGTGTGCTGTCCGGCATGGGCCAGAAAGCCTTTGAAACGATTTCGAGTGCCATATCTGAGACGATATCTGACCTCGGGAACGCTTCTGCAGCATGGCAGACATTCCAGGGGAATATGGAAATCAACGGACACGCAGCTGATGAGATAGACAGTGTAAAGAAATCACTGCAGGAATTCGCACAACAGACCGTGTACAGTTCTTCTGACATGGCGAGTACCTTTGCACAGCTTGACGCGGTCGGAGTGAAGAACGTGAGGGACCTCGTGAAGGGCTTCGGAGGTCTGGCTGCTGCTGCTGAGAACCCGCAGCAGGCAATGAAGACGCTTTCTCAGCAGGCAACACAGGCGGCGGCAAAACCGGCTATCCAGTGGTCCGATTTCAAGCTGATGCTGGAACAGACACCTGCAGGTATGGCAGCGGTCGCGAAACAGTTGGGCCTGTCGACATCTGAGATGATCACGAAGGTACAGGACGGGGAACTTGCTACGCAGGATTTCTTCGACGCGATCACACAGGTCGGTACGTCCGATGCATTTACCAAGCTCGCGACTACGTACAAGACTGCAGGACAGGCAATGGATGGACTGAAGGAGACGGTCGCAAACGGTCTTCTTCCGATTTACCAGGCATTTTCCTCGAAGGCGATTGCCGGCATCGAGAAAGTCACAGGCGTTGTAGAAAAGCTTATCGGTGGATGGGAGCGGAACTCGGAAGGCGTCCTCACGCTGAACGGCTCCGTCGAACAGGCTGCTGCTGTTATTGAGAAATTCAAAGGCGCCGCACTCGGGGCCGGTGCAGCTCTTGGTGCGGCAATGATCACTGCAAACGGTGGATTTTCTGCCTTTCCCGGGCTTGTATCAGCCGGGGCTTCCGCTCTTGGCGGTCTTGCTACTCGCGCAGGATCGATACCCGGTCTTCTCAGCCGTATCCCGGGAGGGCTTTCAAGGATAAGAGACGGAGCGCTCTCGGCGAGGACGTCCTTCGCGAACATGATACCCACCGGTCTGCAGGATCCGATCTTCCGGGCGGTGCAGGCAGTCGGCTCGCTGAAAAGCAGAGCTGTCGGCGCAGCCGGTTCTATCGGGAATGCGATCGGCACAGGTGCGAACAGTGTCTGGGCAAGACTGGTTCCGAGTGAGTCTTTACGGACAAAGATCACGGCGGCATTCGGTAAAGTGGGTACAGTAATGGGCCGGGGTGTCACAACTGCTGCCAATACCGGCATGAAGGTCGGTTCGACAGCGCTTTCAGGAATGACAAGAGCACTCGGGGCGGTCATCCAGCTCGGCGCAAAAGCGCTTGTCCCTACTGCATTGATCGGTGCGGCGCTGGTCGGTCTCGGTGCCCTGCACAGTGCCTTTGGTGACAAGATCGACGAGATCATACAGACGGTCGCAACAAAGGGACCGGAGGTCATAAGCAAGTTCGTATCGGGCATTACGAGCAAAATCGGCGAGCTCCTTCCTGCCGGCGCCCAGATGCTCGCGAGCATCATGAACGCAATATCGGTCAACATCCCATCTGTGGTGCAGGGAGCGGTCGCGATCGTCGAAGCGCTGGTCGAGGGCGTGAACGCTAATTCTTCGATGCTGTTGAGCTCCGGTCTTACGCTCGTGACCACGCTGATTACGTCTATTCTCGAGGCAATACCTCAGCTCCTTGTGATGGGCGTATCGATCCTCCTGAGCTTATCACAGGGCATCCTCGACAATCTCCCGCAAATCGTTTCGTCCGGAACGCAGATCATCATGACACTGGCGAACGGGATCACGCAGAACCTGCCGCAGATCGTATCGATGGGCCTGCAGGTCATCATGAACCTCGCACAGGCGGCGATTTCAGCTCTGCCGCAGCTCCTGTCTGTCGGTATGCTGGCACTCGCTCAGGTCGTCACGGGCATCGCACAGCAGCTCCCGCAGATCCTGGCGTCGGCAGTACAGATCGTCCAGATGCTCGTTTCGGGCATTGCACAGAACGCACCGCAGCTCATATCGTCCGCAGGACAGCTCCTGATCTCTCTGATCCAGGGCATAGCAACATGCCTGCCTCAGATCCTCACAGCGGGTCTTCAGATCGTGATATCACTTGTGACCGGGCTCCTTCAGGCACTTCCCGACATCGCGAAGGCAGGCTGGGAGCTGATCAAGTCTCTCGGTTCGGCAATCGTGGAAGCGATCCCGAACATCATCACAGGCGCTGTCGAGGGAATTAAGGGGATCTTCACGGATCTGTGGGGATTCATTACCGGAAAGAACGAAAGCGGAAATACCGACAGCACGAGTACATGGAACAGCATCGAGAGCACTACATCTGCAGCATCAACGGCGGCATCGACCACGGCCCAGACACAGTGGGGCGCGATGTCAGCCTCTGTCAGTTCATCGAACGCGGCTATGCTGGGCTCCACATCGTCGAGCTTTGCGGCCATGAGCACGGATGTCCAGTCCGCGGCGAGCTCCTCGCAGGCAAGCATGGACAGCTTGGCGAGTTCGATCACAGCCTCGACAAGCTCAGCTTCGGCGTCTCTCGCTGGTCTAACGCCTGCTGCTTCGGCAGTCGATACATCGTTCAACAGCACAGCATCCGCGGTGACTTCGGCAGGTTCGACCATTTCGACGGGCATGAGCAGCGCGGGAACGCAGGTGCAGTCGTCCCTGTCGACGATGGCGACATCAGCAGGGCAGTCCGGGAATCAGTTCGCGACGAACTTAAAGAACGGCACGGATAAGGCAACAAGCAATACGAGGACTGCCGTGTCTCAGATCACTGCGACAATGAACCAGCTGCCGCCAAGAGCTACGGCAGCAGGCCGTACATCCGGCAGTAACTTCTCTTCCGGCATTGCATCCGGAGGAGCATCAGCAGTCAGTGTTGCCTCCGGGCTTTCTCAGAGCGCTGCTGCTGCCATGAATTCCGGTTACGGCTCCGCTTATGCGGCAGGCTCCTACATCGGGCAGGGCCTTGCGAACGGCCTTGCATCTCAGGCGGGCAGCGTTGCGGCTCAGGCTGCGGCACTTGCGGCCGCTGCCAATGCAGCGATCGCGGCGAAAGCGCAGATCGGCTCGCCGTCGAAAATCACGACCAAGTACGGCAAGTGGTATGGTCAGGGCTTTGTCAACGGCATCAGCGACATGGCATCCAAGGCCGAGCGGGCGAGTGAGAAGCTGGTGTCCTTCCCGACGAAGATGCTCGGGCGGCAGCGGCTTAACTTCGGCGGCATCAATTCGGAGCTCGGTGCGGATTATACCTACGACAGCGCGATCAACGTGACGGTGGTCTCCGAGCTGGACGGCCGGGAGGTCGCGAGGGGCACGGCGGAATATGACGCGGCGGAGCAGAGTAAGCTTTCCAGACGGAGGGCGAGACGGTATGCAATGGCTTAAGGAGGGAGGTCTCAATGTATAGATTTGTGGACATAACAAAACAGCAATCTGTCGTGGACCTCCCCTCGGAGGCCATGCAGGTCAATGGTGTGTATCTGGAAAATGAAATCTCCGGATACCGCACTCTTTACACAGAAGGGCGCGAGACGCTCGAGACGGAGATATCCACGATAGACAATGATTACATAGACGGGGCTATTGAAGACAGTGCGCGGGACTTGTCGAGGGTGATCCGGGTATGGTTCCTCCTGACTGCGCGCTCCCCGCAGGATTTCCGGGAGAAATTCAACCGGCTGAACAGGATCCTGCGGGAGAGAGATTCTGTATTCATCTTCGAGGATGAACCGGACAAGTTCTTCAGGGGGACGAAGACGGACATCACGGAGATCGAGCCTGGGAAGCTCATGACAAAAGGGTGTATCGAAATCACATGTAATGATCCGTATAAGTACTCAGTAGACGAAAAGTCAGTGACGCTTGTGTCATCCGGGGATGCCGTGATCGATTACGAAGGGTCGAAGGAGTCCTATCCTATTTTCACTGCTTCGATGGCGGGCGGTCCGAACGGGTATCTGACATTTTCCAATCAGACGGGTGCGCTGATCCGTTTCGGAGATACGACATCTGCAGATAGCCAGCAGCCGGACGAAACAGTGATCTTCGAGCAGAAATATAACGAGATGTCCTTGTGGGATATCAACTCAGCGGACATCCCCGCATACGGCGGGAGTACGAGGATCCAGAACGGGACGATCATACCTCCTGCGCTTAATCTAAAGCCTGGGTCTTACGGGAGCGGAGTGAACGCATGGCACGGCGTGGCAGTTTCGAGGTCGGTCCTGGCATCCGCTTCCTTCCGCTTCGATTGGGATCATGCCTTTTGGCAGGAAGACGGTACTTCGAAACGAACGGAATTTGTTTGTACGGTATCTGATGCAAACGGTTCCGAGATCGCAGGAGTGCGTTATGCGTACGACAGGAGCAGGGCTGCTAACAAGATCGACATCGAGCTTTACATACGCGGTACGCTCAGGGAGAACATGGAGGCAGTTTCCTTCCACTCGAACAGCTTTACGGGGGATGGGCATGGGAAGTCCTCTATCTCGAAGTCCGGGGATTATATCCTCTTCGACATCGCTGGCCGAAAATACGGCGTTACCGTGAAAAGTCTCGAGAACACGGAAGCCGTGAAAGTGAGTTTCTTTTTCGGGACATACGGATCCTCCGCCGGGATGGAGGTCTCGAAGATTTACTCTTCCGCCTTCACAGCATACAGCTCCGTGAGGGTGATTGGCAGCGCCTATCGGTTCCGGAAAGGTGATGTCGTAGCGGTGGACTGCAAGGAGGCGGCTCCTTATCTTAACGGGGTCTTGCAGTACGGACTCGGGGATATCCGGAACGAGTGGCAGGGAATGAAGCTTGTGCCCGGAAAGAATGTGATTACATGTCAGGCTTCTTCGTGGTCGAAGGGTGTAGGCTTCGAAATCCGATACAGGGAGGCTTGGTTATGATCGTGTATTTTCTTGATCGGGACATGCAGGTCCTCGGAGTGGCATCTACGCATCAGCCCGGGACGCACCAGATCACCAACGACAAGATGACCGATGAGCTCTCTGCTGCTTCGAAAGCTTTCGAGTTTGACATGATCTACAAATGCAAGGATCGAAAGAACGCGGACATCTGCACGGCTCCGGGGAACTATATCTTACGTGAGCGGGACGGAGTATACAGCCGGTTTGAGATCGTTGACAGCGAGGAGGATACCGGAAGGAATCGGATCAATGTGTATGCGGAAGATGCGGGCATGGATCTCATCAATAAGACAGTGGAAGCATGTGTCCCTGGGCGAGCGATGCAGATCACTGAATATCTTGCCCCCTGGCTTACCGGAACGAATATTGAGATCGGCATAAATGAGATCTCTGATGTCAGAAAAGACGTTTACTGGACCGGTGAGCAGAGCGCGGCCAAGAGGATCCGGGAGTGTGTGGAGAAGTTCGGGGCTGAGATGGATTACAGCTTCGAGATCCAAGGGCTCCATATCATACACATATATCTCAATATCTACGCAAAGCGCGGGACGACCACTTACCGCCCCTTGCGTATGGGAATGGAGATAAAAAGCATTACAAAGACGAGATCCGCAGCGGATGTGGTTACGGGAATTGTCGGGAATGGAAACACGGCCGAAGGAAGCGAGGATCCTATTACACTTTCCGGATACTCATACGATGACGGGGATTATTACGTGTCGGGGGAATCACTGCTTTCTCGCAAAGCGTCCGCCAGATGGTGCAGGAATGGACAGGGGCATATCCTGGACAGGAAACACTACGAGGCTGACTCTCAATTAGAACTTTTTGGCGCCGTCATGGCTGACCTGCAGAGCCGGGTGGACATTGAGACGACATGGCAAGCTCAGCTCAATTATATGCCGAAAGGCTTGAGCGCCGGTGAGATGGTCAGGGTCATGGATGAGAAACGCGGGATCTATTTCACTGCACGCGTTATTTCGTTGACGGATTCCGAGACGCGGTCGAGAACTACCGCAGAGTTAGGAGAAGTACAGGATGCAGAAGATTAAAGTATACATGAATACGGGGTACAACTCGGAGACGCTGCAGCTGTCGCAGTATGATGTCGGTGTGCCCTTTCAGGTGGAGCTCTATGAAGGTTCAACACCTTATACCATACCTGAGGGCGCGCTGATCGGGATTGAAGGCACAAATGCGGACGGTACTGTGTTCAGCTATATTGATGCGCCGGCAGTCATCATGGATGTGTCGGATAACCTGATCACGCTCAAGGCTACCCGCGGCATGACGGGATCCTCCGGAGACGCCACAGCGGAGATTTCCATTGTCACGGACACGATGCGTTACTCCTCGCAGAATTTCACGATCGAGGTCGAGCCGAAGGCCATGACGCCGGATGCATTTACGGGTAATGAAATGAGTTATTTCGAAAATATCCGAGATGATATCATCCGGAAGCTGCAGGACCTCAATACAGCGGTGGCTACTGCACAGGCCAGCGCGGATTCTGCAGCTGCTTCCGCTGCCTCTGCGAGCGCTATCGTCTCATCAGATCTGGTGGATGTCGTCTTCCCTGTCGGCCGGTACTGGATATCTGACGCCGCTACAGACCCCGGGACCATTGTCGGCGGGACGTGGCAGCGGCTGGAGGACTGTTTCCTCCTTGCAGCTGGAACGGAGTACACCGCGGGAACGACTGGCGGTGAAGCGGAGCATACGCTCACGATCGAAGAAATGCCGAACCACAGACACGACCTGACCTACATTGCGTACAGGGACAGATCCGCGTCAGGGCTCCGGTTTGTCACAGACTGGGATCACTTCCGCCCGAGAGCATCGGATGACGCATTCTTCACCAACACGCAGGGCGGCGGGGAGGCGCACAACAACATGCCCCCGTATAAGGCGGTTTACGTCTTCGTGCGGATCGCATAAGGAGATACAACATGATAAATATAATGTATGCGGTAGATCCCATTAAGAGGATAGTGAAACCTATGTCCGGGCATGCCGTCACGGAACAGGATCACGAGGCCAGCTCGCTCCGCTTTGCATTCCCGGACAATATCGCAGGCACAGGACTTGACTCGACAGGAACAGCTGTAAGAGTGATGTATATCCGTCCGGACGGCGGTGATCCGGCGGCAAAGACGCTGACGTTTTATAAGCACAGCGGCGGCTATTATCTGTACGACTGGGACCTTCAGAAGAGCGATCTGTCAAAAGAAGGCCCCCTGGTATTTTCCCTCTGCATCCTGGACATATCCGGCGGAGAGGTCAGCGAGTGGCACACGACACCGTGCCAGATTAGTGTACTTAATACAATCCATACTGATGACAGCGACGAGGCGGATGAGACGATCACTCCGACGGTGGCCGAGAGGGTCGCGGTCCTTGAAAGCATAATTCATAGGGCCGCATCTGGCGCTCCGGTTGCGGTGTCTAGCCTGTCTGAGATGACAGACACAGCGAAGATCTACGTGCTCACGACAGACAGGTGCTGGTATTACTACAATAATGCAGAGCAGGAATGGCAGGAAGGTGGGCAGTACGGCGGACCGCCTTCCGGAAGCATCGTGACAGATGATATCGAAGATGGGGCGGTAACGCTCAATAAGCTGGATCCCGAGATCAGGGACAACTTCACAGATGATTCTGCCTCAGGAGTAAGTTACGACGACACGCATACGAACCTCGGAGCCACGACGGTCCAGCAGGCGATTGAGAAAGTCGTAAAGAATAATGTCTACAACTGTACATTCACAGGGAACGATATAGCAGGATATTCCTATGCGACGGGCAGTACCTATGCGGGGCTGTACGCTGCTGTATCTGCAGGTTTTCCTGCCTATGTCAAATATGAGGAGACAACAGGCGTACCTGACACGTATCACCTCATTTATGTCAATGGCGAGGAAATGCTCTTCCTCTGCATCCGGGGGCAGAACGTCAAGACCTTTGTGATAGCTCCTGATAGCGTTCAGCATGCGTCCGTTTCCTATGCACAGTCTACAGATGTAACTGCGGCTATCAATGCTCTGAAGGGCATCTACGACCCCAGGAACCTGCAGGTGGATGTGTATTCCTATGCAAGCGGCCGAGTAGATGATTTGTATGACAATTATGTATCTCCGATCATCACGGATATCCGCGGGGCTTATACGATCCACACGGATGGAGGTGATTCTGTCTACACAAGCCTCGGAGCCGCGGTTAATGGAGTGCTCACAGCGGCGCAGGCTTACATAAGAGCCCGCCTGGTGGAGTACAAGGCATTCACAATCTCCATCGTCGATGAGCTGCCTGTTGCCGGCGATCCGATGACATTCTACCTTGTGCCTAAGGATAACGGAGGATATGACAAGTGGTGGTGGATCACCAATGAAGACAATGAATCCGTATGGGATGTCTTTGGCTCTGCTACGACATTGGTCGTAACAACGCTCCCTGAAGCAGGTGATGAGGATACCGACTATATCCTGAAGACAAGCAGTGGATGCCTGTACTATAAGTACATTGATGGCGAATGGAACATGGTCGCGGGATCCCTCGCTGAGATCGTCACGGAGCTTCCTGTAACAGGGAATGCATATACGGATTACTACTGCCAGAATGCACAGGGCGTGTATGTGCATTACAGGTGGATAGATGACGCCTGGGAAACGATTGGCTCCGAAGGGTACACGAAGTCAGAAGTCAATGCCCTCATCTCGGGATTGAGTGGCCGCATCGATACGGTATCTGAAGGACTTGCTTCTACAGACCAGAACGTCAGCTCCTTATCAAGGACTGTTGAACGGGTGGCCCAGGATCTCGCCAATCTCGATACAGAAGGGTACACGTATTACGCAGCATTATCTCAGGATGCGAATAGCAACTACATCTACACCCTCTACGAGGTCGATGGCACAGAGGAGACCGTGAAGAGCCAGTTCACGCTGCCTTCTGGTGGAGGTGGTGGCGGAGGGGCCGTTACGGAGATGACTGTTGAGCGACTGACAGATTCTCCGGTCATCGTTACACCCACAGATAATGTCACGATACAGATCACATATTCCTCTGTCGATGGCGATGGCGAACAGTATGACGGAACCTATTCATGGAAAATCGGTTCGACCACAGTTATGTCAGGTTCCCTTATTCAGGGTCTGAACACATTCGACCTTACGGAACACTGCTCCGTCGGCACACAGAAGCTCATACTTACTGTCACAGACTCCGCAGGTTCGACAGTCGTTAAGTCATGGACTGTACAGATTGTTGATGTGCGGCTGGAAAGCGCATTCTCCGACCGATACACGAACGCACTTGGCAGGGCTGTCAACTTCACGTACACACCTTACGGTTCCGTGCCGAAGACGGTACATTTCAAGCTGGATGGAGTGGAATTGGAGAGCGTGACAACGTCTGCATCAGGCACGCTGCAGTCCTACACGCTGTCTCCTCAGACCCATGGAGCCCACCTCCTCGAGTGCTGGATCACGGCAACAGTCAACTCTACGCCTATCGAAACGGAG